TTGTGTCTTGTGCTAAAAAATCATCTAAATCTTGAGTAACTGAGTTTTTCCACCAAGTTTGTGGTGAATCCCAATTACCTAATTGTTTTACTCTTATGATTGGAGATTGTCCAAAGACAAGTCCAAACATAACTGCTGTCATAACCATTTTTTTCATAAAATGAAACATTGTTTTCTCCATTGAGTTTTATTCAGTAATAAATATAAGATTGTTAAAAATTAGACATCAAACCTAATAACAAAAGTTGTTGCTTTTGTTTTAGATAATTGTATAGGTTGTCCTGGTTTTGCGTGTGCAATTAAGTCACCATCAATATCATATAAACCTATTTGAGATACCATTGGATACCAAGTTGAACCAGTTACTGCGTCTATTGAGTGAGATGCTGCAGTATATTGTGATTGATAACTAGATGTTCCTTCGTTTCCTGGTAAGTGATTAGCTGGTAAAAATTTATATAACCAACTTCTATCAAGGTCTTCTTCAACTGTTGGTACATCTACTGAACTTGTTTGTGGAATCATAATACTACCTGAACGACCTTTTGTTAAACTGATGTTTAAAGATTTGTTGAACTCTCCTGCTTCTGCCGTTACTACATATTCATACTCAGTTATTCTGTGTGTTGCTTTATGTTCTAATGTCCACCCCGAACCGAAACCTACATTATTATAAGTTCCTTTTCTATTGACAACTATTAATCCGTCCTGGTAAAATGCATTTCCAATCACACTCCCACTACCTTTTGCACTAATTCCCTGACCCATATCAAAAGAACTTGATTTGTGTGCAGCATAACTTGCTGAAAAATTAAAGTCATAAAGATTTCCATCTCCGTCATCACGAATATCAAATGTTAGACCATTAGATGTATCTGTTAATTTTACTGAATTTGGTTGTATGTGTTCACCATATAATTCTCTGGTAATACTAAATATAGAAGCTGATTCGTGTAAACTTCTTGATTGTTGAGCTTCTGGTATTAAACTTCCTATCCCGAAAGAAAAATAAGAGGGTGGTTTCATTAAGTTAATTGATTGTTGTGTTACTGGAGTATCATACCTATTCATACGTGGAACACCATTGTTCTGATTAATATAACGATAGTATCTAGTATTGACTAAATTCCAACTAGGTTTTGAAAAATAGTTTTTAGTTGATGAAGCAGATACTATTGATGTGACATTGTCTGATGAACTAGCATAATTATATAAAGAACCTGAATGTGATTGAACTGTAAATACTCCACTAGCACTATCATTATTTGTTGATAGGAAAGTTTTGTTTGTTTCAAACTCTCTTTTTGATTTGAGTGTTGGGTCAAGAGTCTTAAAAATTGACATTTAAACTCCTAGTAATCTAACTTAACTTTTACTACTGCTTCTCTTGAGAAAGATTTTAATTGTGGTTGACTTAATTTTGCAACTGCTATTAACTCAAAGTTATCATCATACAAACCAACTTGTGTAATGTAAGTTCTTGGGTCTCCAACAAAAGATGGAATAGTGAACTTTCCTCTATTACCACCACTATCGGAAGTTTCATATGTAGGATTGTTACTGTAATTATATTCTTTATTCAATGCTCTACAAAAATAACTTCTTGAATTAATTTCTTCTTCACGACGAACTTGGAAGTATGAACTTGCAGTTATGTGATTATAAAGTTTTTGTGGATTACCATCAAATGCATTTGTTGAAACTCCTGGTGAAATAACACCTGGTGAAGTTGCTGTTGCTGTTGTCGGTCTTGAACCGGTCAAAGCACTTCCACTTAAAAATAATGGATTTAAAATTAAAATACCTAAATCAGGATAAAATAATCCTGGTGCTCCAAAGGTTGTTTCTGACGATGCGGCTGTATGAACACCATTAGTAATAGAACCACTAACAATATTAAATACTCTACCTGCTTGATTGACATCAGTCACGCTAGTTGCACCACTATCGTCTATTAATGAAATTTCAGCTGAACCTGAAAGTTTTAGTTCCCAATTACCTGGGTCTACTTTTTCTCTCATTTGTGCTCTATTAAACACAACAAAATAAAACTCATCATACCCTGATGATGAAGGGGTTGGTGCCCCCGTAAATGTAAATTTTTCAGTATCCGCTGATAAAATTACATTAGAAAATTGTCTGTAAAGTGCTGCCGTTTCTCTGTTTCCTGCAGTTGTCTTGGTTGTGTTTCCGATAGAACCACTACCTGCGAAGTGAGCATATCCTAATGCATATTGAACTTCTGCTGTGGTATCTGATTGTGGGTTTTTATCGAAAATTTCAATGTAAGACGCTGTTGTATCACCTGCGACTGATGAACTAAATGCACTTGTTAATGTTCCAACACCACCAGTAAATAATCCTGATGAAACTTTTGTAGTCGTTATGACTGACTTATCGTCTGCTAAAAGAGGCTTATAAATTCTTGAATCAAACTCTTCGTCTTGGTGTTCACTATAAGCATTGTTATATGCTGTAATGGCTGCTCCAAATTCTGAAGTGTCGGTTGGACTTGTAGTAAATGGATTACCTAAAAATACTGGTGGCTCACCATCAAAAAATGCACCAAAGTAAGTGTCAAATTCATCTGTGTTTCCAACTGCATTTTGTAAATATGTCCTTAATGCTCTATGTTTATTTCTAAACCCAAATGCTTTTCCTCTATCTACTAAACTACTAAAATGTGGCATGATTTACTCCTATGTATGTGTGTTGGTTATGGTTATACTTGTAGATGCCCCAGTTCCTTCGGATTCTATAAACACTACTGTTTTTGTAATAGGATTCGTTAAACCGGTTAAATCTTTTGGAGTTAATACTACACTTGATGTATTTCTAACTACTTGACTTCCACCTCGTCTGGTGAGAGTTCCTCTATTTCCAGATGAGTCTGTCATAGAAAATACATTAGTATTTAAAAGAGTAAACTTATAAGTATCATCGTTACTAAAGTTAGCTGTGGCTATATCTACAAGTGTAATTGTTTCATTATTACCAGCGGTTGTATTACCACCTACTGTTACATAAGATAAAGTATTTAAATCTTTATTTTCGTTTGTAAATAATTTATACCTCATAACTTGTGTTTCATCAACAAATGATTCTAATAATGGCATGTTTTCTAAAACTGCACCATAGTAAGTTGAACCTTGTGGATGTGTAACATCATATAAATTGTAATCTATTTCATCATCTGCAAACGCATAATAAACTATGTCAAAACTACCAAAACTTGCTAGTTTTTCACGACCTTTTCTCGTAAGTATTGCGTCTACCGTTATTGTTGTATTGTCTAAAAATCCCATTTTATTTGCTCCTGTGGAAAATAATATAACTATTCTTATTCAGTAATAAATATAAGAAAGTTAAATTTTTCGTCTATTAATTTGTTTTTAATCTTGATTCAATTAATTCTTGTGTTTCTAACTCTGTTCCTCTACTTGTGTTGATAATAACTGGTTCTTCACCAGAGGTAATTTCATCATAAGTATTGTTAAATTTATTAAGTTGAGTTCCTGTATAAAATAATCTATTTACTGCTGAGTCCTCATACATTTTTTCAAATTCACTTGGTATAAAAGATGAACTTATAACATATAAATCACCTGGATATTTATAATTTTCACCAAATCCTGCCGAAGTAGATGCTGATAAAGAAGAAGTATAGTAAAGCTCTACTTGTTGATATCTAGTGGATTTTCTGGAATTTACCATAAATGGTTGTAATGTTTCTGTAAATGTAAATAAAGTATCACCACTTACAATACTTGCTGTGGCGTATGTGGTTGACTTAGGTGACCTTGGATTTATTTCGTTCAAGTGAACTAATGATGGTTCATAGAGACTTGAAGTTACTATGCTATCATTCATTATATACTCTGCTGATAGACTTGAAGTAACTGACATTCCTTTTTGAAAATGGTCTGCTTGTTCGTAATATTGATTTTCGTTTGTTATACCAGACGATAGAATATTTTTACTTCTATGTAATACATTAGGTTCTATTAAATATCCTAATAATGCTTTTGACCTTGCTGGAAGAAATTGTTTTACAATATCAAATAAACTATTATCGTAAAACTCTAAAATTCTTAGATAATCAAAAAAATTATTTTTACCACCTAAGTATCTTTTGAAATAATTACTTCTTAACTCTTTTAGTCCACGATAGGAATATTGATTTTGGTCTCTTGGGTCACCAATTAAATTATCAAAATTAAAATCTGCTATACTATATAATATATCTTCATTGATTACATCAGTTGGTGATAAGTAAATTCCAACTTTATCACTATCAATAGGTGCAAAGTCATCTGTTGAAACCTCATTACTTTGATTTACATCTAAGATTGTTCCTGGTTTTAAATTATTATCTTCTATTCTAATCTTTGTTGCGTTTCTACGAAATCCTACATTAGGAACTTTTACTTTCTCTTGGTCAGTTAAAGTCCTATAAAAATTACCAGTAAATCCATTTACATTACTACCAGACAAGTTTAAACTAAATGTTTTTTGATGACTGAAGTTCGATGCTGTTGGAAATGTATTTAAATTTCTATTTTCATCTAAGGTTAATCTAAGTAGTAAATTATCATAAGCGGATGACGTTGTATTCCCATTATATGCTTTTGGTGTACGAACGTGGTTGTTAAACACACTCTGAGATAATGGTTCACTCCACAGTCTAAACTCCATCATAGACCCACTGAACTGACTTCCGTGATTTCCTGTTCCACTACCACCAAGATATAAATCTCCACTTGAAGTAAAGGCTGCCAATGAACTACTCATACCAGTTTCTAAACTTTCTGATGATTGATAAACTATTCGTTGTCTTGTAGAGTCGTATTGTTTTACACTTAATTCAAATGATGCTGACGCATATATACTATCTTCGGTAAATGCACTCCCATCACTTGCAGATTTTCTTGTTAACATTACTGACCAGAAGTCATCATTATAAAATGCATTTAAAGACGATGTTATATATTGAACTGGGTCAACTCCTGTTGAAGAATTAGAACTACTTATAGCAAACCTTAAATATCCATAATCATCAGTTGTTCCATTATCTTGTAAAGATATTGCCCAACTACCCTCACTTCCGGCACCAGAACCAGACTTTTGTAATAATACCATTGAACCGGACGAACCTACACTATTTGGTGTTCTGAATCTAAACTCCATTGTTTCTGGATATAAGTTTTTATCACTACCATTAATATCTTTTCCTTGTAAAGTTGTATAATGAGATTTAATATATTGTCCTGCTCTAAAATCTAATGCTCTTGTAAATTTTCTTTTTATTTCATAATTAACTCTTGTACCTTTATCTGGGCCACCATACTCACGAACTCGTAAAATTGAACTTGGAATACCATAACAATTTAATATACCTTTGATTGACCTTTCTGTTCCTTTTGTTTTAAAAAAGTAAGGTAAGTTTGCTAATATTCTTTTCCAAATTTCTTCACTAATAGCTTGTCCAGACAATTCATTTTTAGAAGTTCCGTCAGTGTTTTTACCTAACAAATATTCTGATAAGTTTGTCAAAGAACTACCATTAAATAATTTTATACCAAGAGCTTCTGAGTAATATCTTGCGATATCTTTTGAGATACCTTCTGACATATTATTTACTCTTATGTTAATATCAGTTAGAGATTTTACATAAGTCCAAGTCTCATCAAATTGTTCACCAACCATATCCATAAATTCTAAATATACATTATTTTCAGTGTCTAATGAGACGTGGTCTGGTAAGGTATTTCTTAAAGAATTTTGATTATCAAAGTCATATTTAGACGCACTTGAAATCATAGTATTAAACCAAGTTTGTCCTGTTGAACCTGATGAATGCTCCAATATGTATGGTGTTGATGAGTTTGTTTTTGGCCAAGATGTATCGTGGAATATTCCATTGGATGCACTTGAAAATGAAGAACTTTCAAAATATAAGTAATCTTCATACGGAGTAAACGAGTCAATTACTCTTTGTCGTTTTTTAGATATGTCTTCTCTTTTTGTAACAACCGTAGTTGATGTTACACTTGATAGTGAACCACTTTCGGCGGTATAACTTTCTATTAATCTAAGTTTTTTTCTAAAGTTTAAAAGTCTTCTTTCTGAATTTGAAAAATGTATAAAATTACCAAAACCAGTGTCGTCAGTTTCCGTTGAGATATCTGTTGTGGTTTTTGAATAATCTACATTTGGTTGAACATCAAGTAAACTACTTGATACCAGTAATCTTTCAAGTTCTCTATTTTGTTCAGTATCAGAACTTAATATGTCGTTTTGACTTTGGAAAGCAGTCGGTTGATTGTTAATCTCATTATATTGACTATCAAAATTTGCTGGATATAAAAATGTATCATTGACTTCCTGTGTAGGTATTAAGACAATTTTTTCTTTTATATCTTGTAGTCTTTCTTCAACAATAGATAGTTCTGAAGGAGTTTCTCCTGTTACATCTACCACATTATCTAGTAGTGGTTTGTGTAATTTTATAGCGTATCCACTTGGATTTGGTTTTAAGTTTGTTATTAGATAAAAGTCTAAGTTATTTTTTAAATATGTTCTATATTGTCCAACATCATTGTAAGCATCACTTTCAATATAAAATGGAATTTTAGAAATATCAGACATTTTAAAAGTTTCAATATCACCTGGTTGATAATTATTTGGGTTGTTGTGAACACCAAGTGAAGTTATTTTAAATCCTTTATGTCTTAAATCATAATATTGTTGTTTTATCTGATTGATATTGAATTTAATTGTTGTTTCATCAACTACCTGTGTTATCGTACAATACAATGGTATTAAAACTTCGTGAACTAAATATTCATCACTAGCAGCTCTAAAGGGATTCATATCACAATATTTTGAATAACCTCGAAAGGGTATATCAGCTTGGTCATTAACATCAATACCAACAAGTCCAATTTGTTCCATCAAAGCTCCACCTCTCGTGAAATCAGATTCGTTCATTGCTATATTGTCGGTATCTTCTCTTTCATCATATACATAGGGGTGCATACCTTGCTCGTAATGTAAAAAATTACTATCGTTTTCTTCATCACCAGTTTGCTCTTGTTCGTGTATTGGATTTTGTAGTTTACCTTTGGTCTTAGTTACCCATAAATCTTTTGGTAGATGTTCTAAAGAATCAATTCTTCTTTTTACCGCTTGTGCTAAATAATATCCATTTTCACCTGATATATTGTCTTTGATGTTTTTATTAGATATGGTTAAGTTTTCAAAATTATATGCGTCAGCAGTTGCTCCATTTTCATCTACTACTCTTGAACCCTGTTCATTAATCAACATTGGTGGTAGTTCTAAAATACTATCCTGTCCGGAAAATCCAGATTCCATTTGTTGACTTAATTCTTCAAAGTCACCCCAATCTCTATTTTCTAAAATAATTTCTGAATTTTTTGGTTGCTGTGCTAATCCTCGTTGTCCCATTTTAGCACCATATGTTGAATATTTCCAATCTTGAAAGAAGAATCCTGCTGAGTGTCCTGGAACTATTGCTCTAAAAAAGTTTTCAAATACAATAGTTTGTCCTACCATATTTGATGTGAACACTTCATCGTATTCATCTGTTTTTGGTAATTCAAGAGTATTATTTGAAGGGAAAATATCCGAAGCATTTTTTATGCTATCACTAATCTTACCTGGTATAAAATAAGTACCACTATTAATTTTTCTTAAATCTTTTAGTAGTCTTGTTTTAACTTCATCTGGAAATTGTTCGTTAGGTGCAATAATTAACTCTGTCCTATCTGGACTTACTTCAAATACATTATAAACATCTGTGTAAAGAATTAGTTCTCTATCGTAATCTAGTGTTCCATCACTTTTAAGTGCAAAGTATTTTGTTATAAGACCAGTTGCAGTTCTAACAAGTTCACTTCCTGATTCACCCTCATATTCATCACCAGTTTGTATTTCAACAAAATATGCTGTTCCTTCATTACCGGCTATTTTTCTATAAAATCTATATTCTACTTTAAACTCACCATCTCTATAATCTAAATCTCTTAAATGTTGTCCTATATTTACTGATAGTGTAGTTCTAAATTGTTCAAGGTCTGGGTCAAAAAGTGAATCAAAATCAATTTGTGTATCATTGATTAATTTATCATCAAGGTCATAAACGAACAAATGAACATAATCAATATATTCTCTATTAATTTTTGTTGTTCGTAATGAATAATAATTTTGTCTTTGTGATTCTGTTAATCCGTATCTAGGCACGACTTTTATTCAACTCCTATGAAATTAAAATCTTTATTTATTTTTTTGTTAAACTTTGATGAAAATATAGTTTCAACTAAACCAATTGATAACAAATTAAATCCAGAACCCTCTGATTTTCCAAATTGAAATGGATTTTCAAATGATACTATAAATCCATCAGAGTTTCTACTAATTGTTGTTGAAAAGTTTTCATTTGTCAAAAAGTCTGCTCGTTCAGACTTTATTTTATTTCTTAATTCTATGAGTTCATCGTTTACATAAGCACCATAATAAGGTGAACTGTTTACTGCTGCGTCTGTTGATTTATATGGCATTGTTTTACCTCACTACTCTAAAGTCATAATTGTCATCATAATAATTTATTTGTTCATCAGTAGTTCCACTACCACTAACTACCTTGATACAAAAACGATAGTTTCTTTCTGCTTGAAATCCATTCATCCACACATTAAAATAATTACCTGATGAATCACTACTGATTTTTGAACCTGTCCCAAATGGAACAATCACTTCTTCTGTATCTGCGTCAAGAACCGAGTAAAACGCTGATGCACTTGGTAAATATTTTACATCTAATTCTGCTGGTGTTGTTGCAAAATCCGTAGTAGGATATAACTCCCTTCCAACTATTCTGAACTTTACTTTTGAATCCTCTTTATATTCTGGTCTTAGGTTCTTAAAATATACTTTTAATCTTTCTAAATCTGTTGAACTTAGTGCGGATAGACTTCCTGTTGACCAAGAACTATCGTCCCAAACCACCTCTAACTTGGGTGGATAAATTGTATGGGTTTCTGTTGAAAAGAATTTTAGGTTTCCTAATCTCGTTGAACTACTTTCGTCTTTTGTTGTATCACTTCCAGGATTAAATGAAAAATCTCTTGAACCTGTTAAGAGTGATTCTCTTTTAACTAATAATCCTCTGTTAGGATATGATGATGCGGAATATATGTGATTACTAACTAAGTCTGTAATATCAATTCTTACATCTTGGGTTGCCTTTGTAAGTGTTGTTGACGAACTAACTTCGTATTGAGCATCAATACTTCCTGTCCACCAAGCACCCCCGTCAGTCAATACTGAACCCGTTACCCAAGGTATAGTTTCATCTTGATTTCTATATTGATAACTTACTCCGTCAGTAGTAACTGGGTCGTGGTCAAGTTTACCATTACCCTCTGTCCAATCACTACCACTTATCATATGTGTAAATAAATTTTGAGTTCTTAGTAATTCTTCTGAACCAGCATCATATAAGTTTAAATAATATTTTGCTGTTGATGGAATTTTACCCTGTTGTATTGATGATGAAATATCTGTATAATCAAATTGTATCAATACTCTTGAAACATTTGCAACTGAACCATTTTGGTTTACAGTTTTATTAACTTCTAAGATTTCATCAGCACCAGTATTGATAGATGATGTAGTCCCACCTGAATATATTGTTGCGTCTTTATCTCCAAATATAAAATAATGCATTATAAGTCTCCCACTACTCTACCAATAATATCTTGATTAGGATATCTAACTTCAAAAATACTTGGGTCCAATGATGGATAAATGACACCATTTTTAAGTGCGGAATTTAAATCATAAACATTACCACTATATCCACTTTCAGTGTCAAACTTACCCTCTATTAATACTATTTCATTGTTAGGATTGTTTTCTACTGGTGGCACAACACTTGCGACTCCATCAATAGTTGATATTTTATATGCGATATCACTTAATATTATTGGTTGATTAATTTGCCAGTTTGATATATTAAAATGATTTTTTACAACCTGTATACAATTAAATAACACTTCACTCTTATTAAATCCTCTTTGTGTTACTATTGAAAATCTAACACCGATATTTATCACATATGCATTTTTCATTGTTATTGCGTCTGTTAATAATCTGTATTGAGATAAATACATTTTTAAATTTTGTTTTACTGCTTCATTTAAAGTTGATAAGTTTTTATTTGAGTCATAACCTAATAAGTATAGGTTCATAGAGAACGGATTTTCAATTTCTTCTATTTGATTATCATCACTCTCAATTAATTGTGTATCTTTTGTAATGTATGCTTTTGCTATATTTCCAAATTTCTGTGGTAGTGAATAAACTCGTGTTAAGTAATCTTGTCTAGTTACTGCACGATTTTGTGCGTTAAAGTATGCTAATGCATTTTCTCTAACATCATTAATTGTTTCACCTGAACTACCACCTCTTGCAGGATTAAAATTGGTAAACTCTAAACTATCCTCAGACTCAGTAACATTATCAGAATTTAAATTACCATCATCAATTGTAAATGTTACACTCTTTGGACGAGTAATAGAGTTTGCTCTAACATTATGCTCTATACCACCACCATAACGATAAGTTACTGTCAAACTTGTATTGGAAGGTGCTAAACCATAAGTTCCTGTTTTTAAAAAGTTTGATGGGTCAAAACTCTCATCTAGTCTTGATATACCAAGACCTAATGCAGAACCAACATTATCCGGATTAGGAATTAAAACTTCATCCGCGTTTTGACTAACTCCCGCACCAAATCTTAATTCTAGTCTATCATTATCAGTAACTCTTGTTGTAAATCTTCTAGTAGATTTAATTAATCTTAACATATAAGGAGTGTCGGATTGATATTGAGTATATGTTGGGTCATTTAAAGATGAATTTTCTGTCGTTTCAAAAATAGTGTCTTGTGCTAGAAAAGGAACTTCATACCAAGTATTATTATTGGAATCAACTATTGAAACAATCTCTGTTACATTATCTCTTCCCAAAGTTACTTTGTCAAACTTTTTAGGACTATTAAATGAAAATGCTTCATCAATTGTCGTTCCAGAAATACAATTAACTCTTTTTCTTAATTTATAGTTTTGTGGAACTCCTGCTGATGATGTTATAAATAATATATCATCTCTTGGGTCAAGTGCAGATGTTGCTCTGAAATCTACTTCTTCTGGAATTGTAAATTCAACACCAGTATCGGTTGCTACAACTGAATTTCTTGATACGACACCAGCATAATCTAAGTCTGGTTCATATTCACCACCACCTAATGATTTAGCAGGGACCGTTTGAGATACCGTAATCTCTGTTATTGCGGGTGTTGCCGTTTTTGGTTTATATCCATAGGCTTGTGCAATATTATAAACATTTTTTTTCTCTTCAGCATAGTTTAATAAAGTTTCTTTATATTGATTGTCAACATAATAATTCATTACATCACCAACATATGCAGCCATCTCAACAAACATCATACCTGGTGACGATTCATTGAAGTCATTGTATTGATTTGGGAAATAAGTTTTTGCAAACTCTATAAGATTAGTTCTTATGTCTGAAAAATCTCTCCCCAAATAACTAACTTCCTTTTTAATTACTTTTTTGTTTGTATTATAATCAACGGCCATTTTATTCTCCTGCTCCAATTTCAAACGATATAGTGTCAAGTACTTCTGGTTCAACCTGAGTTGAATACTCTAATGTAATTAAAACTTGATTTGGATTTCTATCGTCTTGAAATATTAATAAGTTATTTATATTAACATAAGGCAACCAAGTTGACATTGATTGTCTGATATCATCTTCTAAACTTTTTAAACTTTCTGGTGTTATCTGTGTAAATAATAATTTTTTTAAATTTGAGCCAAAGTTTGGTTGAAAAATTCTTTCTCCTTTTTGAGTAAGAATTAAATTTCTTATATTTGATTTTACTTGTTGTCTAATAGTTTTTGTTTTGCGAAAAAAACCAGTTTCATTGTGGTCTAAAGGAAACTCTATACCAACATAAATGTTTTCATCTCTATCTATTTCTCTTACATTTGCCATTATGGTCTAAATCCACCTTCACCTTTTTTCTTGTTATTTATTGCTTTCATCAAACCAGAATAATCACGAGTTAAAGCATCTTGGACACCCTCAGGAACTTGGTCTACTGAAACACCTGCTTTCTTGATTGTGTCAACTGCCCCCATTTCTCTCGCTCTTTCTTTATTCTGTCCTCTACCTAAATCTCCATAACCCAATACATCTGCCATATTATCACTTCCTAATACTCCACCTCCCAATGTAGGATATTCATCTGTTTGTGATGACCCCAGTGGTTTGGTTTGGTTCAATACTTCATTTAACGCTGGGTTTTTTGAATATTGTTTTTTAGGTTTGTTGATAACTTTTTTTGGTTTAGGTTGTGAAATTGTTTCTGCTAAACTAATTTCTTTTTCTTCATTAATAAATATCTCACTCAGTTGTTTTTTGACTTCTTTGCGAACAACTAATTCAATTATATTTTTTAACTTATTTTTATTCATTATTATGCCTCATTATCATTTTTATTACCTCTAATTTTTGCAAACTTACTTAAAATTCCATTATCGTCATCTTCTAGTGTTTGTCTAACTTTTGTAAATTTATTTTTATAAGGAGCTGCTAATGTCGTATTACCACCACCAATTATTGTATTTTCAATTACATCTAATATATTTTTTAATAAGGTTTTTAATGTGTTTCCTAATACCATAGGTTCTAAATTTTTTTCATTACCAAAATTTAAATTTAAAAAACTATCACCTAAATTTATATTAGATGACCAAAAATTTATTTTGTCTTTTGCATTAAATACAATTTTGTCTGATTGAATAATTACATTAGGACTTCCAGCATAAACTTTATCATCAAACTTATAAGTACCTATTGTTGTTGATTCGTTTGTCGTTAAGTATATAGAACTTAATTCATTTTTCATTTCTTCAAGATAGCCTTCTCTTACTTCATCTACTGGATACTTAGATATTCCAGATACTAATTTTATATTTGGTGAGTTAATAAATTCTCTGCTATCTTTTACTTTAAGTTCATCAATATCAAAATCATTATATTGATTACTACCTAAACGAATTGAATTTCCAAATCTACCTTGTATAATTGTATCACCCTCAAAGGGTATTAAACTTTTTGAACCGGAAGGATTTACAGTAAAATAATCTCCATACTTAATATCTACATTTTTTCTATTTGCAAGAAATTCACTTTTTCCTACTTCCGGTGAAACTGATGGTGAATCAAGTTTACTAATTTTATTAGTATAATAATATACTCCATCAATTTTACAACCCATAACTATTTCGTGTACAACTGGTAGTTGTAAATTGTTTGGGTCCAGTGGTTTAAATACAATAGGATTTACTGATGATTTGTTTGAGTGTAAACCTACGAATCTACCTAAAATTTTGTAATTACTATTACCTTCTTTCTGTGCAGTATACACAAAACGCACTTCAACTTCTTGAAAATCTATGACCATTAATTATCTCTACTGATAGAACTATCTATTTCATCTTTCTTATTTTGTAACTCTTGAACATCAGATTCAATTGCATTCATCAATTGTTCCTTTTCTGATTCCGACAAGCCATACTCGTCTCCGTTATCTGATATTCTTTTTTCTGCTGCTGTAATTCTTTGAACGATTGTTGCTAACTTGACAAGTTGTTCATCGTTCTTAACATTGATTTCCAAATACTCTTTCAACATAGGTATAATCTGAACGGCTGTATCTCCGTCCTTGATAAATCCCACAACCTCTTTCATCAATACTTCTAATTGTTGTTTATTGGTTTTGGAATTATCGTATATGTCCTTAAAGACATCTGATAGGGTTTTTCCCTTGAATATTTCGTAATCGTTTGACATAGTTTTTACCTAACAATAAATATACAAATCTCAAAAAATAGGGATATATATTTAATATAACCTCCTATTCAAATCATACCAACTTAGCATTAAAGCATCTCTGAGTCTGATTTATTTTGTGATTAGTGTTTGTCTTGTTGTCTTCTATTTGTAGAAACATCTCCAA